ATCTTAATAGCATCAACGATATAGCGTTTATGTGTAGCCCTATCAACAGCGTAACAAACGACGGCTGTATCACCAACCATAGCGGGATCAAGACCACAAATAAAAGAAAAGCCGTTAACATCGCGTGGATGGCCTGGGTTACCAGGAACCAAGCGACCTGCTTTACGCATACCATCTATAGAACCTCGCACACATACCGGATCAAAGATGGCATCATCTGAGATATCTTGTTGTTGATACACCAAAGCCCAGGTACTTGCGTCCATAGCTTGGCGTTCATTGTAAAGGTTGCGACCATTCCATCGTGGATAAAGGCCGTCTTCGTTCTTATCAGATTCCATCTGACCATCAAATGGAGCATCACTTGCAGGCCACAAAGTTTCCCACTTGTCAGGGTCTTCGTGCGTGGTTAAAAGTGCTGGCATAGCCAAGTACTTCCACGGGACCAGTCCACCAGGGTAGCGGTCTTCGTTACGTAGTTCGCGGTATAGGTCCATTGCTGAAACTCTGGTACCAATAACTACAAGTTTACCCGTAGGGTTCAAACGAGAGCGTACGTCCTGGGTCAACCAGCGAATCTGCTTTTCAAACTCGTTAGCGTTCTTTAAGGTAACAGCGTCGTCTACGATAATCATATCTGCACGCTTACCGTAGATCTGACCACCGATACCAATGGCTTCGATGTTTGGATCTTTTTCACTAGACTCACGTAGCTCGGAACCAAAGGTGACGCGGGTGGCCTGCCACGAGGCTGACTTAGAGTTAAACCCTACGCCAGCAGCGTAAGCCTGTTGGAGTGATTCATACATCGGATGAGTCAGGCGTTGCTTGATGGCGTAGAGAAAGTCGGCAGCTAACTGCTGGGTCTGGGAAACAATCAAAACTCTAAAGTTAGGGTTACGTACTACCTGCCACGTTACGTAGTCTACCGTGATTGTGATTGACTTGGCGTGGTTGGGCGGAATGTTAATCAGGATTCTATTACTAGCCAGCCCTGGCTCATACTTCATAGAAGGGTGCATCCAGCCAGGTTCGCGGCCTTCGATCATATCTACCAGGTTTTGCTGGTGTGGGAAGGTCTTAGAGTGCAGGAACTTCTGGCGGAACTCGGCAAAGGTTAAATCGTGGACGTCACCGGAGGCAAAGGACTTGTCCTTCAAACCTAGCCGTGTTCGGTCAACCTTGTCTGTGAAGACCTTATCGGTACGTCGGTAGTACTCGTAAGTCTTAATGGATTTACCAGCTGAGGCACAAGCGGCCTCGATGGTCATACCCTCTGCTACACAGCCAAGGATGATTCTCTTGGCGATGTCGGCACTATTGTCAGCCACGTGATCTCCTAAAATTTATTGGGGACGGGCCGGAATCGGTTTATTTTTATACTAGGCGAGGAAGGTTTTATCTACCAGTAGATAGACCTATCCCCACTAAAAGTACTGGGCAGGTCGGGCTTAACGCCCGAAGGAGCCACAGCGAACTGAGGGGTAAGTCAGTGCTCGGCCTAGGGGCCTCGCTAGAGGCCATACCGTAGCAGCTCAGGGCTTTTCCTATTAAAACCCCTTACTATATATAAGGCAGGAAATTTAACGCATTTCCCGTTTTACAGATGTGACCTTCATCACAGTATATAAAACCGCAGGTCAGAGGCCAGATCAGCTTTCACTTTAGCAAATATTTTTTGTTGGGGAGTTACAGGACCTACCGTGTCAGATTCTTCAACGGGGGGTGTGCGTGAGCGGGCTGAACCCTAACCGTACGGCTAAAGGTTAGACAGTCTGGCGGTTATTGTCTAGCGTGTTAGAAAACTGTACGGGGCGCACTACCTACCCGGCGGGGCATATCCTCTTAACCCTTAGCTAATTAACTAACTGCTTTACCTTGCAGCTGCTAACCCTTGCAGCTCTAGCCCGTGACCTAATGGCCTAGCCGATAACCCGGCCCTATCTCTTCCCGGTAATTCTTTAGGGTTTAGATCCTAGACATAACCGCGCTAACTGTCTACCTTGTTGCCCTAGTAATCGTTACCTAATCGTTACCTAATTAGAGCGGTTAGAGTTGCTTAACGGTATAGTCCTGTAGTAATTTACTCTCATTAGAGCACACCTACCTAACCGCTCTAATAGATTAAGGACTAAATAAATGAAAGTTCTAGCAGCTATCGCAATAGTTACACCGGCCTATCTCTATGCAATTCTTCCCGGCGTAACTCTTACCTATGAAAGCACTATTCTATTTACTCTAATCTCTATGCTATCGGTTAGCGTGCTAGCCGGTATCGTGGCACTAACTAAGGGAGCTAACTAATGACTACAGTAAACAAGCAACTAAGCTGCGCGGATAGAATCAAGGACTCTCTAAAGTCTCTTAACGAGGACCTAACCGCGATGATGAATAACCCTAATCACGATGATTACTTTGATGACCCGGCCCTATCTATTGACACCTTTACTCTCACGAGTGTCTGCCTATCCTATGGCGGTCCTAGTTCATACCTAGAGATTAAGCACGTAGGTAGTGACATCGTAAGCGTTACCTATCGCTTTAGTGACTGGTTCGATACTGCCACTCTGCCGGTTCACGAGGGAGAGCCGGCGTACGAGTATGCCCGTGGCATCGTGGACGGGTTAGAGTAATGAGAGAGCTATCTAAACGCGGTAACCTTGTCGCCGGGATAGCTATCGGCGTACTAATCGCCGGCCTAATCTGGCTTAGCGGTAACCTATGGTGGACGGGAGAGGGATACTGTCCCGGTTCAATGAGTGAGTGTTTAGGCGAAGAGTTCACTAGGTAGGTGACTCGCTTTCTCTTGCTTAGACGGTGAGAGAGGGCGGGCCGGTACCTAGCCGGATAACTAAGAGATAAGGGTTAAGTAATGCTTACAGTAGAAGAGAACAAGATCCAAACCGACACCGTAGAGCTAGACAATAGCGCACTAGTAGAGCTGCTAGAGGGCGCGAGCACTCACTCTAGTAAGGATAAGAGCCTACACTCGCTCAACAGTGTGCAGCTAGAGGGAGAGGGCGCGGGCTATCTCGTGGCCCGTGCCACCGATAGATACCGCTTAATAGAGGGCAAGATAGAGGTAGAGCACGGGCAGTTATCGCCTAGCCTTATCTCTCTCGCTGATGTTAAGCGGGTCATAGAGTTAGCTAAGTCTAACAAGGTCTCACGAGTAACGCTTAACCGTATCGGTGACCTATTGACAGTGAGCGTGAGCGGTAGTTCGATTACCGTGCAGCTGCTAGACGCTAACTATCCTAAGACTTTTGATGACCTATTGAATAAGAGTGAGAGAGAGCAGTTAGGCGGGATCGCATTTAGCCCGGCCCTATTCGCTGACTATGCGAAGATAGCCGGTAAGGGTAACCCGGTAAGAGTAGAGTTCACCGGTGAGCGTACCCCTATCATCATTCACCTACCGATTACTAAAGTAGAATGGCGGGCCTTGCTTATGCCTATGCGTACGATTTAGTAGTGTAGTATCGTGCTCTACCATTACGGTAGAGTCCGGTACTATCTTACTAAATTAGTAGGATAGTTAGACAGTAAAGGGGTTAGCGTAATGATTAAAGTAGACAGTATCGGGCAAGAGTTTTGCTTACCTTGCGCCGATAGTTTAGAGGTAGAGGGCGTAATTGTAGAGCGCGAGGGTAGTTGCGAAGAGTGCGAGGTAACGCGATGACTACACTAGAGAGAGAGCGCGAGATAGCCGGAGCTAAGCAAGATATGCACGGCCGGTATTACGTGCAAGATAGCGAGGGATACCGCAGTTACGGTTACCGTACACACTTTAGCGGGCTATATGTCTGCTATACCGACGGTCACTATTGCGAGTGTGGAGAGGGAGAAGAGTAATGAAGGATAGATACCTAGTAACGCTAGAGATAGAGACTTATGATGGAGATCCTAAGAAATGGAATTGGGATAACCTTTACATAGGGGAAGAGAACATCAAGATAGTTGAAACACAATTCAAGGGTAGAGTACTACCGGAAGAGGGAGAGGGTAATGAGTGAATGGACTAAGTATACTTTTGTGTGTAATGGAGATTGCGACGGGCTATTGGAGTTTACCTTTAAGGACGGCTTTGGCTTTCCTAATGGGGTAGTCCAAGTCAAGTGTCCTTGTGGATCGAAGACCACATACATCTCAATAGAGAACGCAACAGTTACCAAGAAAAGAAAGGCAAGAGTATGAATAACGAATACCTAGCAGCTAAGTTCGACCTATGTATAAATCAAGCTGAGAAGAATCTACAAGAGGAAGAGATAGCGGAAGCTATCAAGAACCTACGCCGGGCCAACTCGGCTATGTCCCGGCTATTCGGGTTCGAAGAAGAGGACGAGAATGAGTAACGTGTACACAATTCATCCGCCTAAGTCTGATCTAATTCTATTCTATGAAGTGGTAGAGCCGGACGGTGATAACACGTGGGGCGGAGCTGATGCTGAGCAGTGTATGCAGTGGCTTACCCTTGCACCTAACGGCAGCAGAGTGCTGGTAAGTGCGTGGGATAGTGATGAAGAGGACGCTCACTTAGTAGGGCAAACCATAGACATAACCGAGATTATTCAGCGGGCAAGGGAGATAGGTAGATGATGTACTGGTTAGGGATAGCTGCGGTGATGGTGGTAGTCTATGTGCTTATAGTGTGGGAGGACAAGATCAATGGAGAGTAAGGAAGTCAGCGGGAAGCAGGCTATTCACTATCGTAATTACCGGAGGGCGAGAGACCGAGCTTTAGTACGCCTGTCTCACCTCTATCCAAACGTATACAGGGACTTATTACTGGAAGAGAAGGAGAGAGATGAAGACGAAGGTAAGAATTGGGTTGCTAGGAATACCCGTGTTAGCGTTACTATGGGTACTCGCTCCGGACCAAAACGCAAGGGAAGAACTACCAAAAGACCTAAGCGTAGTCGAAAGAACAAAAGCTACAATGGAGGAAAAGCGTGAGAACAAGGCACTTGCAGTTAGTTTCCTCAGAGCACTCGGTTACAACGCACAACAGAGAGAGTGTGCGGTCAAACTTTGGACCCGTGAATCCCGCTTCGACCACCTTGCTCGCCCAAGAGACGCTTCGGGCAAACCAAGAAGCTCAGCTTTCGGAATTGCTCAGCTCCTTAGAGAACGTAGTGGAGAACCTGAACTACAGATCCTTCACGCTGTACGATACGTTGAACACCGTTATAGAGGAAGTTTCTGCGGTGCTCTCCGGCACTCAGATAGAGTCGGCTGGTACTGATGAGACTACTTGATCTTTACTGTAAGGCTGGAGGAGCGAGCAAAGGATACGCTGATGCTGGCTTCGAGGTTACTGGTATTGACATCAAGAAGCAGAAGCGTTACCCGTTTACTTTTATACAGGCAGATTGCTTAGAGATACTGCAAGACTTAGATTACTTGCGTACCTTTGATGTGATTGCAGCTAGCCCACCTTGTCAAACACACTCACGCACTCAGCATCTACGCAATGCTCAGGGTAAGAGTACGAACAAAGTAGATCTCATACCTCAGACACGAGAGGCATTGATTGCTAGTGGTAAGCCTTATGTGATTGAGAATGTACCAGGTGCGCCGTTGATTAACCCAGTACAATTTTGTGGTTCATCTTTTGATCTGACAGTACGCAGACATAGACTCTTCGAGTCAAATGTGCAACTAATAGGTTCAGTATGTGACCATAAGAAGCAGGGAAAGCCGGTAGGTATTTACGGATCTATGCGTGATGAGATACCTAAAGGTGGACATACTGCAAAGACTATTGAACAAGCACGTGAAGCAATGGGAATTGATTGGATGATCTGGGGCGAACTTGTTGAAGCTATCCCACCACGCTACACGTGGGAGATAGGTAAGCAACTAATACTTATGATAGACTAATCTTTGTTAGCGTTTCTAACCCTTTCCGCTAGCAAACAAAAAGCCCTCGCCGTAAATGGCGGGGGCTTCTTGCTAGCACTCTACAAGCGGTTGCTTGCCGAGAGTTAAAGCATACACTATCCACCAGTAGAGTAAAACCCTTTACCCTTGAAGGTGATAGCGGGCGAGTCCCACTTGCGTATCATTGGGACGTGGCAGTCAAAGCAAGAGGGTTCGCGTGGGTCCTCGTGGATAGATCGTTCAATAGTTAATTCACTGTTGCAATCAGGGCAACGATAGTCGTACTGCATTAGAGCTGCACCGCTTCCTCTATGGGTAGATAACCTACTAACTTCTCAACCTTTTCAACCCTGTCAAACTCAGTTGTCGCAGGCATCTGGTGATTAAACCATACTGGTTCTGGTAAATCCAATAGGTCGAAGGAGAAGATACCGGCAGGGGTAGAGTTAATGTAGAAGGGAACAAGGTCACGCTCTGCTGCTTGTGTGATGAGCTTGCGATACTTCATCTCTTCAATCAGCAAGGTATTGTAGTGTACAGCCCTGCACTTTAACTCTATGTAGTGGCCTGCTTGCTTGGAGATACAGTCATAGGCATCATAGATGCCCTCAGACTTTACTAAATCTGGGTACAAACTCTCACGCAAGAAGGTAAATAATAACTCTTCGTTCATTGCCAGGGACTAACCCCGCCAAGATTATCCTGCAACCTACGCAAAGCCTGCGAACATCTACGGTCTGCGGTAGAGATGGCACACTCTAGTACCTGTGCTATCTGTTGCAGGGTAAAGCTCTCGTGATGACGCATACGCAAGAGAGCCTGGTCCTCTTGGTCTAGTTTAAGAAAGCCCTTCTTGATGTCAATGAGGTTAGCAAGTAGGTTGCCACCTTCTGCTGGTGATGATGAACCTTTAGGTTGCCCGTCTCTAATCATCTCTTGTGCTTGTTCTAATACTGTGCCATCTATGACTGATGCAATAACAAAGGGTAGCAACTGACCAAGGGTAGCTGACTCGTAGTAGGCTTCATCATTAGTTTGATAGCCAGACTTAGCAGCCTTCTCTTTGCGTGCATAGCGTTCTCCTGCACGCTTCATCTGCCAAGCAATGCGTTGTTCGTTGTGTCTGCGTCGCTCTTCGATAGGTTCCATTAGATCAATGATGTGATCTTCTACCCTAGTCATAGCCCACGCCATCAACTCTTGCTTGATGTCATCCTTCTCAACGTGCTTGTTATACCTACGATGGATAGTGTTAGCAACGCTAGGCACTAGCTCATAGATTACTGGGTGTAGTTCAGTCATCGCATCACCACGACTGCCGATGGGAACGGAGCAGAATTAGGCTGGTTCCCAAACTTGAGACGACCTCTAATGAATTCGATTTCATACGCAATGCAATGCTCGTGCCACCAGGAAGTGTCAGTTCGGGAGGGAACCAGTAGTACCACGGTGCAACCCTTCTTGCTCTCAGCTTCTGCTTTAGCAACCCAATCTTTGATTGTCCTTCCGTATGGTGGGTTAAGCCACACGGCTTCACCGTTACTATCGCTAGCCCAGTCATTACGAAATGCGTCCTGACGCGCTGGAACAGGATGGTCTGGGCCGTACCAATTATCGGGAACAAGAGTGGATGATTGCAATGCTGCTGCGTCCAAAGAAAAACGAAACGTGTCGTTGTATCTGTCGAAGAAAGCTCGTGGTGTAGTCCACGTATCATCGTTGGAGGTTTTGAAGGTATCAGTTTTGTAGAACCCTTCACTCACGAGGCCACTTACCATCTAATACCATTAGTGCGATAGCACTGTAGTTCAGTAGATCAATGAAGCTATCTCGTAGTGACTCGTTCTCTGGTGTTGCACCGCTATCAATCAAGTGGTTGATGCGTGCAGTCTTGTCGTGCATACGCACACGCAAACCATTGAGCGGTCCACCAGGTGAGAGACTAATGTTAGTTGGGCCATAGTCTTTGTGCTTCTTGATGAGCAGGTTACCTGCACCATCTAAGGTATCCCAGACATCAGCTACGAACGTGTTGGTATCGGGCGTATTGTTATTGTTTCGCTTTGCGTATCCACGGAAAGGATCTTGAAGCCCAAATGCTGCAAAGTCTGTAGCATCGTGTCCCACTCGCTTCTTGTCATCGTCATACATTCGACTCCCCTATCAGTAACTTTCTCGTAGCATCAATTCCATTAGCCAAGTAGTAATCATTGATGTCCATACCTGGTGGTAGTGTAACAATCTGTGAGTTCATTACCTCGTTAGCCACACGCTTAGCAAACTCAGCACCTGGGTTAGACCCATCCTCTTTCACATCGTTGTCACCAACAACAAAGATAGTTTCATAACCAGCAAAGAGCTTTGGAAAGTGTGGCTTCCACGCAGCAACACCAGGTACACCCACTGCTGGGATACCAAGTTCACCGCTAGTAACTATCGCATCTAGTTCACCTTCACATACAACGATGTAAGGTGAGTCAACAGTGATGTCACATACGTTATACAGGTGTGCCTTCTGCCCAGTAGGTGAACCATACTTAGGCTTGGCATCATCTAATCTTCTAAACTTAAAGCCAACACAACCACCGGATGCTGTGATGTATGGGATGGATAGCCACCCTTCATACATCTCGTGACCATTGATTGGGTTGGTAATAGTCCCTAACTGAAACAGTCCTGCTGTCTCTTCAGAGATCCCACGTCCTTCGAGTACGGCTAGAGCCTCTGGACTTATTGCCTGTGCGTAT